ACCGGCCTGCCACTGCTGCAAGAACTTCGGCCACCAGGCTGTCACCTTCTCCTGCGCGATCAACATCGCGCTATCGGCCGTGCGTATGTTAGCCGCCATAACCACCACCTCCCATCATGCCGGACAGACTTGAAAGATCCGGCGGCATGTTTTCACCTTGCGCTCCCTGGACCGGAACTGCTGAGAGATCACGCGGGGCTGCCATGGGAACGCCTTGGCTCTGGCCTTCACTCATCTGCTGCATCTGTTGTAACTGCGCCATTTGCTCAGGCGTTGGACCTTGCTGCTGCGGCTGTCCACCTGGCTGACCCATGGGTTGACCTTGCCCACCACCAGGACTGCCGGCGATTGGGTTCTCCCCGGTCATCATTTGGATCAACATTGGCAGGTTCTGCTGAACAAAACCACGCCAGGCCAGGGTCGCCGCCTGCTCTCCCCAAATCTCTTCCTCCATATCGTCACTCTGGCCGACCTTCAGGATTTTCTCCCGTGCCCAGCGTTTCGACGTGAGTGGGTTTGTCGGGTTGGTGAGTTCTGCAGCCAGTTGTGCGTTCGACCGGTCATCCTGCGGCTGGTTCACGTCCAGGCTTGCATCAATACTGACGTTGTCGGGAATATCCTCTTTCTCGAGCGTGACGACCGAATACGATTTCTTGCCTTTGGTTGCGGCTTTTACCTTCGCTCCGCCTTCCTGCTTCAGGATGGAAAGCCCAATCTTCATGGCTTCCGAGATCAACAGAGACAGGATCCGCTGATATTCCGTGAGCGGCAGCCGGCCAATCTGGTTCAGCAGCGCCACCATGCTGTAGCTATTCGCGTCCATGTTCTGGCCGAGTGCGGTCGAGTAGATGGTTGACTCTTGCCCGAGACGTTCGGCAATGTCCAGACCCTGCTGCACCGCCGGGTCGATGGTGTTTTTCTGCATCTGCTGAAAGTTCTTCGCGGTGGGCGGGACCTTGATGACACCGATCTCTTTGGAAAGATCGATCGTTACGTCGTCTTCCGGCGTGCCTTGGTGCAGGATAAACTGCGTCGATGTGCCGGTGAGTGCGATCATGGTGTACAGGCTGGTCAGCGCTAGGTTCTGCCGCTTCCAGAGACCGGACTTCATCAGGCCGTACAGGAACATCTGCCGTGTTTCCTGGCCGCTTTCCTCGTCGAAGAGTTCGGAGCCTTCCACCAGGGCAGACGCGATTGGGATAAAACCGAAACCATGATCGACCAGGATAATAGGCTGGTCACCTGCTTCCGCAATCCACACGCAATGGATGGTCGTATTCCAGTACTCGCAGTACGTGACGTTGGAATATAGACTTCTGCCAGTAAGCAGCTTTTCAGCTTTGCTTCCCCAGCGCGTTATAACGTCAACGACCTTCATGGAGCGCTCGCTGTAATGAGCGACCAGACCGAGAACGTCATACTGCGGATTACAGATTTTTGACGGAAGGACCTCGAAAATCAGCGGACACTCTTCTGCCAGTTTTTCCAGACGCGGGTCTTTGCTCAGCCGCGCCATCTCTTTGGTGGATTGAACGACGATGTGGACCTCGTCATATAGCAGCGCCATCAACGCGGCGTCATGCTCGACCATCCGTTTCCTGGTTTTGTTGCTGGATGCCCAGGCTGCCTGGGCGAACTTTTCCAGCTTCGTAGATGTGGCTTCGGCTCCGGGCTCGTCTTCGTCGAATGGCACCGTGAAGATCGGTTCGGCGCCGCACAACAGTCGGACCACACCCTGGACCACATTGCGAGCGTCCGGGCTGATCGTTTTCTTGATGTGGTCCTCGGACGGAAGATCGTTGTCTTTCAGCAGGTACATCTCTTCGACTTCGTTATAGGAAGCTTCTCTGTTGCCGCTTCCAGCTTTCAACTGTTGCGCGTGGGCCTTGATGTCCTCAAACTTTAATTTCGCTGTCATAGGTTTTTCATCCTGTAAAGTCCGTTTCGTTTCTGCGGTTCTTTCTTTTTCTCCTGCGGCTTCTCCGGCGCCGGGTCAACGTATTTCGTGAGGCCATACGCGAAGGCATCGAAGGCGTGATCCTCCTGGCCGTCCAACAATTCCTCGGGGTTATCGGGGTCACCCATTAGCGCCGGCATGGTTCGGATCAGGTTGTAGCACGTCGAAAAGACTTGCACACCTGTCTTCCCGTCCGGCAGCAGCGCCAGAACCGAGTGTGTTTTCCGGTACTTATTGGCGTGGTCGTTGTCCGCTTTGGTGAGGAACACCCCGTTAGAAAGGTATTGATCGTAGGTACTGGTCACTACCTCATGTTTTGTGTCCCGCGTCCACATCGAAGGATCGGCAAACGTGAAGGCAAAATCCTCACCCGGCAAACTGGTCTCATTGATCAGCCTGGCCTGCTGCGGGTCGGTGATCAGGATCTTGTAAATCTCCCGGAAGACGTACAGCCGGCGTGTGTCCGGATCTCGAGCCCAGAACAACACACACCAGGGCGCAGCATAGCCCCAGTCCACCGACCGCCATTTGGGCCAATGCCGGGGGATCTCAAAGGGATTGCAAACGTGCTGCTCCCGGACCCACTCCGCGAAGAACTGGCCGGCGAAAACGTCCCAATTCCCAAACCGCAACGCCTTCGCCACCTTCGGGTCGCGTTTCATCAGCCGCTTTTCATAGTCCGGATCCCGAGCAACGCCCAACTCGTTATCTTCCAAGAAGGCCGGCAGGAACACGGTTGTTTCCATGGTTCCGTTCGGGGTTGGCCGTGCTTTAGGTTCCAGATTCATCGCCGATACCAAATATCTGCCTGTACCAGTTGTGACCCACGCCGCCCGGGTTGGCCGTCATCACTCGAAACGGATGCGGGATCTTTGAAAACTTGCTGATGCGGTTACGGGTGATGAGGTAGTCCACGATGAACCATGTGAACTGTGTCGCTTCATCGAACATGAGGATGTCAAACGCCCAGGATTGATAGCTGTAAACGTCTCCCTCGTGCTGGCAGTGGCAGAATCTCAGCGCTGCGCCCTTCCCGCCGTCTTCCACTGCATCATCCGCGTCGTCATCCCCATCCCCGAAGCGCCATAAGTGTTTTGACTGGTTGTACCTGCCACCGGCTTTGGTATACAGTTCCTGGCTGCGCTCGATCGGACCGTCGGATCCTTCCAGCTCGGTAAACTTTCGGCGGAAATACCCGACCTTGACCCCCGGAACCATCAAGCAGGCCACCAGGCCAATCCCCAATAGTCCCTCGGTTTTCCCGCCGAACGCTGCGCCACCGTAGCCGATGCACTCGCATACTGGCGCCTGGACAGGTCCACCTTCCAGGGCATCCAGCAGGCCACAAAGTTGAAGGAGTTGCGCCTGTTTCGGCTGCGGCTGCCAGTAATCAGCCGGCCGCGCTACCTTCGGCGTCAGCTTCTTCATCACTTCCTTCTGGTCCGCTTCCGGCCAGAGGTGCGGCATTCTCAGCGAGGGCGGCAAGTAAACCCGAGATGTCAAGTTTCACCCCGTCCGTTTCGGACTGGACGTATTTCAGCCAGTCCAGCAGGTTGTCCGGTTTTTTCTCTTTTTCTCTGCCGCCGGCTTCCATTTCCCGGACGCGCCTCTTTGCCAGCCGCACTCGCTCAGCACGGCTGGCAATTCCACACATCAATGAAAGCCGGTCAACTTCGGCCGTAAATTCGATGTCAGCTTTCCACCGGTAAATCGTGCGCTCCGAGACTTTGTTACGCGCAGCCGCTTCATTAATTGAGTAACCTGCTGCGAGGTCTACCGCGACGTTTGACTGTTTTTTGTTCCAGGTGATCACTGACATAATCCTGCCACCCTTACTTAATCAGGCCGGTCAATTGAGAGATAAACCAGATGATCAAAGCCGAGCCGGCAATACCGCCGATCCAGGTCAAGAGCTTGTTGGTATGCTTCAACTCCGTGATAGTGGTTTTCAGGTCGGCAATCGTTTTCTCGTGATCGGCTACTTTTCCCTCCACCGCTGCTAGGCGCGAATTTACCAGCGGTTGACAGCCGGCTTCTTGGGTCTCAATCATCCGCACACGCTGGTCGACGTTTTGAATCAGTGCCTTTAGCTCGTTGAATCCGGCCTGCATGGTTTCACCTAACTGTGTTAACTGCGCCTGTAGGACTGTGTTCTGCGTCGGCGTCATGCTTAACTCGCTTTATCGGCCGGCGGGGTGAAGGGCATCAGGCTGCCATACAGGCTTTTGATGGTCGTAACAATCCGCGCACCAAGCGAAGCGACCAGCACCAGCCACGCCAGGCCGGGAACACCATCACCGACAATGACGGCATACGTGCCCAGCAGGTCCGCCGAAATAATTCGCACGGCAAAGGTCAACGCCAACCAACCAAGAATGTAAGGCAGCACCAACACCTGATAAAAGTCAGCCAATTTTTTCCACTCAAAAGTTTTCGATTTCAACGCATCAGCCACCGCCAGAATCACCTGGAGCAAGATCAGCCCGAGCAGGGTAATGAGCTGCTTAATAAACGCGTCCGTGAAAACCGATTCGAACACGCTCGACCAGGTCGGCTGAGCGTCAGGCGCTGGACCGGGTGCCGGCGTCGATTGGGCCAAAACAGGAGTAACGACCAGTAGCGCGATGATCGCAATTACTGAGACGAGCCAAACAACACTTCTAACCTTTTTTCTCATATAACCTCACTCGCGAATTAAATAAAAAAGCCCGAAGCACGCATCGCGTGCCCCGGGCTTTTGCCTCAGAACGGGCTTTGAATCCATTATAGATCGTTTGGATTCCGTGTTCAAGCCACGCGCAAATATACTAATTTTGGTCAGATTTGCTATTTGTGTTGACACGTGTGTGTACACGTGATATACTATTATTAGTTCAGAAAACCAATCGGACATACCAGGAGGAAATAAAATGTCAGCAGAGATCACCATCAAAAACATTCGCGCTTGCCGCAAATTTGGATTTGGGTACTCGTACACCCCGACCGGGCACGGAACTGAGATTGAGGCTCCGGCACATCCAGAACACACCGGCACGCTGAAACAAATCGAATCCGCTCTGGGTAGCGACCTGCTTCTCAAAAACGAACGCGCATTCCGCGCCGACGCCTGGTTCTACGACGGCAAGCGCATCGAATCCGTGTACCGCTTCGGGATGATCAAGCCAGGACCGAGCGACCCCGACGACTTGGAAGCGTTTTACGACAAGGCAGAGTATGACAACGCTTGGTTCGCTTTCGACCCCGAGAAGATCGACGGGGACACCGTAAAAATCCGCATCGCTGATTAATTCAATCATCCCCGCCGGTCGGGTAGGCCGGCACAGGAGAAAACCACATGACACAACCGACGCACCCTCAAACGATCGATGAGGTTTTACGAGCCATCATGGCCAGGTATCCGAGCGTAGAAGCCGAAAAAACGCTGACCAGCTACAACATGCGCGGCGGCAACGACAGCATATTTCGCAAGCGCCTGGACAATCTGCTCGGGAACCTGCCTCACCCACAGAGCGATGAGGAACGCGAAGAACGCCGGCGCTGGGCTGATGTGGTGTATGTTGGCGCACCTTATAAAGACGATCGTTTCGTCGTCAGGGTGATCAAAGAAGAACACATACAGCTCATGGAACGGGCAGCCGATCAGGGTATCACGCTATCTCAGCTCGTTCGAAACGCCCTGGGACTGCACTGATGCCACCCCGCTCCCGCCCTCACCTGGTCCGCTGTCTGGCCCTCGTCCGCGCTCAGCGCCTCGGCTGGCTGGACGGCAGATACGAGAGCGACATCGCAGCTTGTCTGGGAGTTCACCAAACTACCATCAGCCGGGACCTGCAAGACCTGGCGGACGTGGATACCGAAGCGAATCTATTGCTGGAAAAGTTAAGACCAGAGATACAACTAAAAGCCCCGGAATAACCCGGGGCTCTTTTTTATTCCACGATTCTTTTCCACTCTTCCATGATCCACCGCTTTAGTCTTTGAGAAAACGCTAACCAGGAATATATTTTTACGTTCTTGCCTTTAAATATGACGAATCGTTTTAGATAGATCGTCTCATTCAGTTCATTATTCTCTTTTGGAATATGAATCTTATAGGTATGCGCTCCGTCCATAGCCATTAAGGGGGCCCCTAATTTGATCAGATCATAATCGCCATCATCGTACCCAACCATCAATGCGTTTTCATCCTGGTATAAAATCACACCGTTTCTATCCATGCGCACCCTCGCGGTTGAACGACTTGAACTTCGTACAGTTGATATACCCAACTTCGTTTCTCCGAATACCGATAATGATTTCACCGTTGCCACTCTGCTGCCTGATTTCGTCAATTGCTTTTGCAATTTCGGCCAGCTGATCTGCGGAGAAAAAAGCGGGTTTCGTCGTCGTATTCTTTAGGTCGTTTGCGGTCATCACGGGCTCCTAAAAATAATGTCTACTCGGGGAATTCTTGAATTCGAAGGTCTGCTGGCCAGGCTTCGGGGTCATCCTGCTTTTGCGGGAATCCGCCAACCTGTTTAAAGAAGAAAGGAACGCCGGCCACCTTGCACTGGTCACGCGCCGATCGCGCCCAATCGAGGTCCATCGGCCGGCAGCCGGCACCAGATTCACCCCCTGTGATGACCCAATCGATAGCTGAAATTTGTCGGATCTGGTGTGAAATGGATTGAGAACAAATATTATTTCCGCATACTGCACGAAGGAAATTTATTTTTCCTAATGCCGGCTCGTAGCTGACAAAGTTTTTCCCCTTCCAGACCTTCAGCAGTTCCGGGATACGTTTATCGGCCATCTCCTGATTTTCAGCAGTCACACCGATCCTGACATACGGCGGAGGTCCGGCCAGCCACCAATCCGGAATCATTGCTGCGATATTCTCAGGACGTTTTGTGAGGAGCAGCCACTCCAGGCCAACGCCGCAAACGTCCAGGCTTTCGCAATCTCCAGTTTGATTAATCAAATCGAACAATTGCATTTGCCATTCCAGAGGCACTTCGGGGTCAAAGACGTCGGCCAGTGAAGAACAGAACACCCTTTCAATGCACGCCGCTTTCTTCGCCCATTTAATTGGTTCTCGCCAATATGTATCGCTGGTCCGCCTTCGAGGTTTCTCCGGCCCCCAGCCTTCGGGATTCCAGTTGTACCGCTTATTCTGGGTTTCGGCGTAGCAGTTCGCGCAGCCCGGACTGACTTTAGTGCAGCCGATCCAGGGGTTGAAAGTATGGTCACACCATGAAATTGCGGTCGTTTTACCCATGGTTTTCCTCTTTATTAGGGCCAGACTCTGGTCCTAATTCCCGCCATTCAATTACTGGATCACCGTGCCGGCGCGGATGGAATTCGTTTCGGCGGTCGTCGTAGACCCACCAATAATCTTTCTGGACGTTCCAACCTTTGGTGATATAGCCGCTGCGACACTTTACCAGGACGTGACGATCGTTCCCTGGTAAATGGTCAGAAACAGAGATCCAGCGTTCGACCTCCTCCAATTTACTCACTCGCTCGTATTTTTCTTCGGCCGTATGGCCATCCCACTTTCGGCCCTGCAAGCGTGGTAGATGGTCAAATAAAGGAAGTTCACTGTCATGGATGTGCCATGACGCCTGGCCTGTTGGTAGGTCGATATATACAATCCACCGCCAATCATCTTCCCATTCTTCATTCTCGGGATGACGTTCCAGGCTCGCTGGGTAGTGTTTTGAAAGTGCAGACACAAGACGGTCGCGCTCGGAATAGGCTCCATTTTTCTGCCCTTCCAGTTCTGCGACGCGAGCACGTTCGCCATAAATATGATTGATGATTTTTTCAGCCATTTTGACCGGATTATTTACATCCATAAGTTCGTCTGGCTTCAACGTCGTCAGCATTCCGAATGCCATGACAAAGGCATGTAATTTCTCTCTTTCGGCTTCCAGTTCGTTGACGTGGGCACGAAGGGGATTGATATTCTGTTCATATAATGCCTGAATATCGGCTTCGCGGGCTGCTTCGATCGGGCGCGTGTTCCATTTTCGGACAACCCGTTCGTTTATGTGACCTACGGAGTAAAGCAATCCACATTTTGAGCAGCGAATAAAAGCCGGGGACACTTCACCATTCGGATACGCCACATTTTCATTTAGGATAGCTTCCCCACCGCAGAACGGGCATGGTTTCAATTCTTCACTCATTCCTCACCACCTTCTTTTCATTCTTCTGGTTTTAGGATGGGAGCGATTTCAATCGCCCGGACGAGAGCTTCATTACACTTCTTAATGAAGGATTCCCGAAAATCAGGATGAAATATAAAAACCGGTCCCATATTCGTAAACGCCCCGTCCACCTTCCAAATTACTTCTTTCCCATCCTTGTCATATTTGGGGACTTTATCATTGCATTTGTAGCGAATTTCCAACTTCCAAAATTCGGGAATTCCGTTTTCGCTCATTCCCCGCCGCCTTTCAGCATATCGCCGATCTCGTTCATAATATCCACCAGGCCATCAAAGGCACGATCGTATTTCTCCTGATCGAATCTATCACTGTCTTCATTGCTTTGAGAGAGGGCGAAGGCTATGGCTAATTTCGATTTTTTTAGCAATAACTCCATTGTAATATTGCGAGTTGAAAGACGTTCGATCTCATACTTAAGTTCACCGATCCGTTCAGACGGGCTTTTTCCGGTCCGCTTCTGAATAGTGATCAAAAAATCCTGAGAATTACACTGAAAAGGTGTTTCCAGGAAATTTTCAGCATTAAGATCCATGAACATTTCAGCGATTGAAGCATTGAACAGCGCGAATACAGGGTGTTTCATGTACATATCCAGCGAGCCGCCTTCAAAGTGGAGTTCCTTCAGGATCACTTCGCGGGCGTTCCCATACAAAGTGTCAGCGAGGGCCTGGTTATCTCTTTCCAGTGCCTGGATGTAACTTTCATCGTTCATCCACGACTCGTGCCGCGTCAGTTTGGGTGCGGGCGGGTATTTGGGCTTTCGCTTGTTCAAAAGATCTATAATGTTGATCATTCCTCACCGTCTTTCTTTTCCGTGTCAAACTTCCGTACGGTCATTCCATCAATTCTTTTCGCCATGCCTTCGGCCTTTTCGCCGATCAGTCTGGCAACTGCGTCTGCAATTTTGGCCTCATCGTCGTTTGTGTTTCCGAATTTAAGCCGATTCACTTCGATGTTGATGGACGGCCTGTTGTAAGAGATATTGATTTGGATTTGGATCATTCCTTACCATCCTTCCACAACACTCTGTCGATCCTGCTCAACATGTCGAGCGATCCGTTTTCATGGATCTCGTCACGCGCTTCTTCCAGCATGGCACGCAATTGTGTATTCTTACGTTTGTAAAGCTCAGCCCAAGACGTTTCATTTTTCAACTCTTTTTCCAGCTCGGCGATGCGGGTGCAATGAACAGGCCAGTGGTGTAAAGCCAGATCACATTTCCCGACTCTTTCGCTTCCTTTTGCACAATCGAAACAGCATGAGCGATCTGGCTGTCGTCGTCGGAGCAAATTACCGTCGGCTCTTTGATCATTTGTCGCCGCCTTTGATTGCACGTCCGCAGGCAGGACAATAGCCCCAAATGTAACTCGCCATCTGGGGCGGTAATAGGCTGTTACATTTTTCACAAAATACAAAATATCGATCACGGGAAATTGTTGTGATTTCGTGCAAGCGCTCATTTTCACCCCGCAGCCGCTCATTCTCCTGCTTCAGTGCTGCCAGGTCCGCCGGCGTGATGTTCGCACGGTTGTAAAACATGACGTGTCCGGGTTCATCACTCATTTATCGCCGCCTTCCTGATCCTCGCAAATTTCAACGATCGGCGACTGGGGTACAGGCTTTTCGACGGCAGTCATAACCTCGTACACCCGTTTGGGGTCAAACAAGTAGCACCAGTAGACCGGCTTATCGGTATCGATGTAACTTGATTCACAATACCATTTCTCTCGTTTCTCATCATAGCCGCCAATGAAAATGTCTTCGCCTTCTTCCTGGACCAATGCCATTTGATTTTCAGGTGGGAAATCGCCATCGACGGATCGATAGACATCCGGCCAGCGCAATTCGTCCAGGTGAACCTGACAAAGGTGATAGGTGGCTTTCTCTTTACAGAGGTCACAGGTTTCGCTTTCCCGGTTTTGTGCCTGAAGCTTTTCAATGTATGCGACGATCTCTTGCACACATTTGAGAGGCGCACCAGACATCCAATCGCAGAAAAACGAGTAGTCGGTAATACCGCTCACAGTGGAATCCGCGTAATGGGAAATAATATCTTCAACATCTTCTCGAATATCACTCATCGGTTCGCCCCTCCTAAAATTCCGTTGTGCAGAAAAATCCCCGACCGTTCTGCAGAGCCCAGGCCCACGCCGGCATTGCTATTTCTACATAGAATTCCGTGCGCTCGATCTTAGCAAAGAACGGGTAATCTCTCCGGTTATATTCCTCTGGCTCGACGCTGTAGGTAATTCGCTGGGTGTCTTTCACGCGGTTCAGTTCCTCATCCAGCCGAATATCGCAGTTCTCTTCCCACAATTTTTCAGCGTCTTTCTCGTCGAAAGCAATGTAGGTATCAGTGTCGTCGGTATACAGGTGCAGGCGTTGAATTCGAATTGGAAGGTGAAATTTCTTTTTCATCGGTTCACTCCTACTGTGATTTTCACTCTCGGCCCTCCCGGATCCACCGGGAAGCGGGTCGCGTTATGGACATCGATCCAGGCGTCATTGGAGAACACAACGCCCTGCAGGGCATCGACGACCGCTTTCAGGATATTATCGAGGTCGCCTTTATGCTGCTTACCTTTTGGCGGCCAGTAGTCCAGCGAAAAATACAGGGACTTCTTGTCGGGCAGCATCGTCAGGCCCTGGGCGTTCATCTGTTCCTTGATCTTCAGCTTGATCTCGAATTGATTCGCGATGTAATCCTGGGCGTTCGAGTCCGCGAACTTCGATCGCTGCGTCATCCGGACGTAAGGGATTACGGGCAGGAGTAACTCGAATCTCATGTTATTGGTCATAATGGTAGAACCTCCAAAATTACGAGTTTCTTTGATGCAGTCACACGTTCGCATTTCATCCACCCCGCCATCAAGAAGCAGTAACCGGGATTGCTTGACTTGATTTTTTTAGCGTTGACGTAGGTATATAATCGCTCACCCGGCCAACGTTGCCATGCAATCCCACAGGCTTCACGGATCAGGTCCGAAGACAGGTAAAGGTCAGGACGCTCATTACGGAACACCGCGCAGTTCACGCCAATTTCTCCGCTTTTGTCTATGAATTTTCGCCAGACGAAGAGCGCGCCACCTTCGGGCGTCATCAACACCAACTTTTCACCGGGACCAACAAATAATTTCGGATGCTTGAAACGGTAATGATTGGCGGAGTAATGACGGTTCAGCATCCAGCGCCCGCGCGGATCACCGTCTTTGATGCCGTACCAGTTTCCGAGGGGTAACATCGCTAACCGGCCGCGGCCGCCTCCATTAATAAAGGCTGCTGCTGATTTACGCTTGCTCTCGGGTTGAGCCAGAGGCTTTCAATCCGATCCTGTGCCCCGTCTGCGTGGGTTGCTTTATCGACCCGGACCCAGCCCCCCCCGCCGTATAACTCTTCATAGAGCTCGCAGTTATATCCGGATAGGATCACAAAGCCGCTGGCCTGGTGAAGAACGCCGGCAAGGTCTCTATGATCCTGGTCGTTCATCTCGTACCGGTAGTTCCGACATTGTTTTTTCTTGCGGGTCGAATGGGGATAAGGTGGGTCAATATAGAGAAGGGCATCGGCGGCGTCATGCTTCTGGATCACGTCCAGGGCTGGCCGGTTCTCGATCACGACTCCGCGCAAGCGTTCGGTGAATTCCGCTACCAGGTCGGGATACGCCATCCAATCACCCGCCGGCGCCCGTCCGGTCCGGGTCGTGCATGATCGAAAACCGGTTGGCTTCTGAGTGTTCATGGCGTTCGATCCGAAGCCTGCGAATGCCCGCAGGATTGTCCGCCGCGCCTGCTCAATCGGGTCGGGATCGGGGAAATAGGTCAGCTCAAATTCTTCGCGGGCGAATGGCGTCAGCTTCAGTTGTCTTTCAAGTTCTCGGGCTTGGGCGGGATTACGAAGAACGCGGAAAAGAGAAACGATTTCGCCATCGAGATCGTTATAGACCTCAGCATAACAGCGCGGCTTCCGCAGCAGGACCGAGCCGGCGCCGCCGTATGCCTCGACGTAGGTGTGATGTTTTGGAAAAAAGGAGATGATCCATGGCGCAAGTCTCCATTTTCCACCGTGATACCGAAGTACCGGTCTTGTGATCGTCGGATCGATGTTCATCCTCGCACCGGCCCCTGCTTCAGATTGATCTCCCGACCGATCGCCGCCAGAACTTCCAGCGCCGCATTTTCCGAGAAGAAAACGGTCGGGTTTATCTCCTTCACCTTTTCGACCATCTCCATGGCATAGGCTTTGATCGTGTCCCGATCTTCCTGGTCCAACCCTTTCAGCGCCGCTTTATTGGCTGCGATTCTTTCACCGTCTGTAAGAATGATTTCCATGGTTTTTCTCCGCGAATGGTTCAAAGGCGTCATGGTAACAGTCTGGGCACAGCCAGGCGTTCAGGTTCCAGTTCGTCCGCACCAGGGTCAACGACTTCCCCGGCAGCCACCGCCGGCACACCGTACACTGTCCCGGTAGGTTCGCCAGAAGTTGCTCCCACCGCCGGGCAATCCAGCGATTTAATCGGTATAACAGTCGATCCATTCTTTGCCTCTTTCTCCACATCAGCAGCAGTCCATAAAAATGCTTTTGTCAGCCCGGTAACGACGCGCTCTTCGTGTGAAATATCGCCTTCGCGCATTTCATTCACCAGGATGTGGCATAGTTCGTGATCGATCAACGCCCGGCGCTGATCAGTGGTCAATTTATTCCACTCGTCTTCCGCGATCCAGATAATGAATTCGTACTCCACATTCATTAACTTCTGCATCTTCGCCGGAACTGTCGAGGTCTGGGCGAGGATGGTCCTGCCGCCAGATTCTTGGGCCTCAGATCGGAAAAGAAAGCCGATATTTGCATCCAGCAGCCTGGTGTGGTGTTGATTCACCAGTTCCTGGGCGATATGGATTACTTCGTTACTCGCTTGGCACCACTCAACAGTCATGGTCGGCTCCTAAAAATCTGGTGTCTCGTTTTCGTAATCGTCGCGTTCTTCGGTTTTTTCAGGCAGTTCCAACTGCCAGGGTTGGATCGGAGCCGCGAAATTTCGCCGGACGAACGCCCGGGCGGTTTCTTCATCCACCGGAATGATCGAGTAGATTGCGCTGGGTCCGAAGAGACGGGTAAAGCCGCCGCGGTCATCCACCTGGGGAACGTCCACCCGAACGAAACCCTGGCCGGCGATTGTCTGCTCGGTCACCCGGCCTGCCATCTGCTGACGGCCAAACAGTTCAACGATTGCCCAACTTTCAAAAGTCGCTTGCTCAGTCACAGTTCTCCATCCTTTCTGTTTCAAGGGTCATTGCTTATCGTCTTCTTTCTTCGTTTCTCGAAACCACTCCACCAGGGAGTTGTAATGGTCCTGGCATATATAGCAGGTCCGGCAGTGCTGCACGAACTTTTCAACCGCTTCCCGGTTTTCTTTGGGATCGGTTTTGGTTTGCGTACACTTCTCTTTCAGGACAAGCCATTTCGAGCAGCGCATTAATGCTCCACAAATTCGGCATAGATACCGCTGTAATAGTTTTCGGCTTCCATGTCGGGAACCTGCCCGTTTCGAATTCGATAAACGAATAGCCCGCCGGGCTTATCGCCTTCGTCCTTGCACTCTTTCACCGCCTGGATGATCTCTTCGTCAGTCCACCCAGATCCTTCGATCTCCTGGTAAAGCGCTTCACTGACTCGGATACTGCGGAGCGCTTCGATCACGTCGTCGCTAAGAGTGGTTTGCGGCCCCTCTTTTCCAGATTTCTGGAAAGCATTTTCCAGATTTTCGGAATTTCCAGATTTCTGGAAAGTTTCGCGACGTAAAGAATTAACAGAGGTAGTAGTAGATTCTTCAGTACTTAAGAAAGAACTACTACTACTAGGCTTTTCCAGATTTCTGGAAAATGCCTCATCATCAAACGACAATATGAGCGTGCCCTTCTGAGCAGGACGCCAACGCAGAGCGCCCCGATCCCTCAAAACGGCCATATGTTCGTAGATGGTGGATTGCTTCTTCCCTGTCAATTCAGAAATTTGATCCATCGAGATCGGCGGCGTTTCGTCCGATCCCCACCCCAGCATACGCAGTTGAATCCAGGTCATCTTGACCTTTTCGGGCAGAGTCCGATCGAAGGCCAGACCAGTGGTTACAAAGAGCCCGCGTGGAGGCAGCAGAGGCTTAGGCATTTGCCGGCGAATCCTTCGGCTCGGAAAGCTCTTTCAGTAAATCGGCGAGAATGTTGGCTTCACCTCTGGTCAGGCTGATAGACTCTCCTTCATATTCTTCGTCGTTTGATACGAAATTCACTTCAATCTGGATTAAGTTATCATTCTCTTTGACGGCAATGGTGTCGTCTTCGTTTGTTTCGATTTGAAAACCTTTGTTGATTTTGGTCACTTTTACCTCCCGGCCATAAGGCCAAATAAATACCCGGCTACCAGCGCCGTGGTGACGATCAGAAGAATCACCACGGCGAACGATACCGCTGCCAGCACGCGGGCAAGGTCAATTTTCATTGACGACCTCGCCGGTAATCTCGACCTGGTACCGGGCGTCTCCGGGGAATTCGGCAATCACCTTACCGATGAATTCCTTTCTGTCCACTAATCGAACTACGGTCACCTCTTCGCCGTGCGCCGGCATGGGGTAAACGCAGCCGACCAGTGGCCGGGCTCCGATTGCTGGATCCAGGCTGATAATGTGGCGTAGGGTCTTCTCGTTTTTAATCATATTTTTCTTGTGTCCTTTCTTCCGTCTCTTGCTTCGAGCAATTTGGCTCTTGCATATTCCATATATTGACGTTGCGCTTTATGTTTCTTCAGGTCTTGCTCTTCTTGGATAGTTTCGAGATCGTCCTCCCAAATCGCTTTATCCATGAAAGCCATTGCCTCCATAAAGGCGGAATACGTTCTGTGATTCATCTTCGCGATTCGAGCGGCTTCCAACTCAGAAATGCGTTTATTCATTTCTTTGTTTTGATCCAGGACAGCAGATAGGTCACGCTGGGTCTGCGTGAGTTCCTCCTTCGTTTCGACTATCTGATTTTGGAATTTGTTAATTGCATCCGTGTACATCCTGGTCAGCGTCGAGAAAATTGCGATGACTGCCAGGACGATCAACAGCGTTACGGCAACGCCAGCGACAAAGGCATACATTTTGCATCTCCTAAGACTGCATAATCAGACCCGTGATGATGAGGAGGAGGCAAATCACCACGACGACAACGAGCAGAATATTGATCAAACGGGATAGTTTTTTAATTTTTGGGTCCATTTTTTCGACTCCAACATCGAGACAAAAAACAACAAAGTCCGTACACTGAAGATATGAACAAACATCATTCGAAAGGGGTTGAACATGCACACGGTGAACGAGGATATTGAGCGTTTTTTGAACTATCGAGGCTTCCTCCCGGTTACCAAAAGTGGTTATCGATTTATTCTTAATGGAGTGGATGACTATTTCCATTCCGTAGGGATTGCTTACGAAGACGTTAACGGACAAGATGTATTGAATTACATCAACTCCCAACCATGGGGTGACTGCCAGCAGTACAAGGCACTTTCCGCAATTAAGTCTTTTGTTCGTTGGCGTTTTGGATGCCAGCACTCGGTTTTGACAGTGCATTTACCAAAACCGACCATGAAACCTCAACGCACATTGACCAGAAAACAGCTTAAGAAGTTGTTGGATACTATCGACTTGAACCAACCTTCCGGATTGCGAGATTACGCAATCATCACCTTGGCCGTCGATACCGGCCTTCGTAAAGCTGAACTGTGCCGGCTCGAACTCCGTCATGTGGATCTTGAAACCTGCACATTGTCTTGCTTAATCAAGGGAAATCGTTGGGGAAAAGGTGTTTTTTCTGATTTCACCGCCGACGCTATCCGCGATTGGTTATCGATTCGCAAACATATCGCGATGCCCGATACGAAGACACTTTTCTGCTCTTGCGGTGGTAGCACGCCTGGCCTTCCACTAACTCCAGACGGACTTGGATGCGTTTTCAAGTATCTTTCTGATAAGGTCGGCTTTACGGTATCGTCTCATGACCTGCGGAGAACATTCGCAACACTCAGCACCCTGAACGGCGGTCCTACAGAAATCGTTCGTAAAGCTGGACGTTGGGAAAATGGGGAAATGGTCAGCCGTTACACTCAGGCGGTCCCGGCGATTGCTATTCGACCATTCCTGCCTATGGCGAACCTTTACGACGAAAGTGCCGAAAACAAAAAAACCGGCGAATTGCCGGCCTTGTCAAAAGATGCTGAACTGTTGGATAAACTGGACCAGATCGAGGAAGAAGAACACAAAGAACATGATGAAATGCTTCAAGAAGAAGCATATTTCGATACGCTTCCTCGAAATTTATATGACCAGTTGGTGTCTAAATACAGCAGATACCGGACCCAACAACCCGCCAGTTAA